CCACTCATATAAACATCAAAATAATTACCATATTCATCAGCACTAATTTGAGTATATTGTTCATCGAATGTAACAACGTATTCATTAGTATCCAAGTCTTTTATAGCATAATATGAAGAAGTTGGTAGATAATATAAATCAGTAAAGTATGATGATGTCTGGAATGTTCGAGGTGGGTATAAAGGACTTGAATTAACTCTAAATCTATTTACACTAAAAGGATAAAATACTCCTGGGTTTTCGTTTAGAGCTAATTTTGCTTCTGTTGTGTTAAGTATTTTTTCTGTAGATGCTCCTGTTAGTATGGTAGAATAATCTCTCCATCTAAATTCTAAACATGGAGGGTATATTGTATTAGTATCAACACTATAATATTTTAATGTAGGTTGAATGTTTTGACTTGGGTTAAATTCAGCGTTTTCATCTAGTTTAGTTATAAAACCATAATTTGGTATATAATCTTCCGCCCACGCTTGGACTAAGAGACTAACATTTGCTTCAAGATCTTTAACAGTTCTTAATCCGTATGATGCACTAGAAGGTAAACTTAAAGGATTTCCTTGAGTATAAAAAGGACTCATATAGTTAATAACAACATATAAGTTACTTCCTGTATCATAAAACCAATTACCACCCCCAGCAGAAGCATAAGCTGAGTTATAAGAACTGGTATAAGAAAATCCATTTATAGAGCCGCTTGGATTCCAATTCCCTGAACCTGAGAAGTTAGCGTAATTCCAGGATACTCCGTCTTTAGTTTGAGGGGAATCTCCGAACACTCCTGTTCCATTATTCCAAGATTGAGCTACAGGATAAATTTCTATTGTTGTATCTGCGTTTAATCCTTGAGCGGTAGCTATGAAATTTTTTAAGTATACCCCAAATAAATTATCTTTTACTTTATTATTTAATATATCTTTTATTTCATCTGTATCAAATAAAGTAAGATATCTAGTTACAACTGGGTTTCCAGCTCCATTTAACGTATTAGAGACTTCACATATAGCATCTAAACCTGTATTCATTTCTGGGTATTCAGAATACAAAGTAGCATCTTGGGTAGGGAATATCTTGTAGACAGCCATTTTATTATAAATATTATAAAGGTACTACTTTTCCTTTAATATCTAACTCAGGGTATCTAACTTCAAAAATACTAGGGTCTAAAGAAGGGTATACAACTTGATTTTGGGTAGCTGCTGTTATATCATAAGCATATTGAGAATATCCCATCATAGTTCCTACTTTATTAGAAATAGCAATATTTTTAACAGTTTGAACTCCTTTTATTTTATCTAAAAGTATATATAAATCTCTTAAAAATATAGGTTGATTAATTTGCCATTTATCACGAGCAAAATAATTTTGGACTGAAGTGATGCATGCCAAGATAACTTCGTTGTTGTTATATTCAGGTAAAACTATGATTTCAAAATTTACTCCTATATTAATAATATAAGCGTCTTTAATCTCAATAGAATCTCCTATTACTCTATATTGGGAAAGGTAAGTGCGAAGATTATTCTTTAATGTATTAGAGGCATAATCAAATTGACCTAAATTATTAAATGCTAAACAATAAAGATTTAAAGTTTCAATAGTTGAAACTTGTTCATCTGTTAATTGAGGTTGTTGAATATATGCTTTAGATAATGAACCATATATAGAAGGCATACTTAAAGCTCTAACTAAATAATCATATGATGTTACAGATCTTTGTTGAGATGCTATAAGTGCTAAAGTATTTTGTCTAATTTGTTCTAAAGTATCTCCTGCTGATCCTCCAGAAGCTGCTTCTGGGTTTGATAAAGCTAAAGAAGAATTAATGTAATTAGCCGTTGTTGGGTTTAATCCTATAACATTAAAAGTATATGCCGTTGGATCTATCTTAGTTAAAGAATTTGAAGGTAAATTTGAAGCAACTCCACCCCCTGTTAAATATCTAATGATTAAAGTAGTATTAGAAGGCGCTATACCATAAGTATTAGTATATAAGAAATTAGTAGGAGAGTAAGCCGCAGTTAATTTATCCTGATAGAAGGGTAATCCTAATCCTACATTGTTAGGGTTAGGTGTTATTTCTTCATCATTATCTTGGGTTGTTCCTGAACCGAATTGGATAACTAGAGTGTTACGAGATGTGAATCGGGTAGTGAATCTTCTTTGGATTTTTTCTAGACGAAGTAAATAAGGTACTTGATTATTACTTACTGAGTTATTAGGGTCATTAATGTTAGTGTTAATAACAGGTTTATAAATCATTTCTTGTCCTAAATGATCTACTTCATACCATACATTTCCATCTGAATCTGTTATGTCAAGGATCCCTATTAAGTTAGGTTTATTAATCTCAATAGTTGAAAATTCTACAGGTTCATTAAAGGTTTGTGTAGTTGTATTTATTGTAGCGGATATAGCATTTCTTTGTTTTTTTAAAAGAAAGTATTGAGGGATAGTCCCTGCTATTTGATATACAGAAATTTCTGTAGGGTCTTGAGAACTAGATATTGAGAAATCAATTTTATCTTGAGTTAAAAAAGATGTTCCATTTTGAGAACTAACTGTTGAATTTTCTCTTACAGTTAAGGCATAATCATAATCAGGTACATATTCACTACCAGAAAGCTTAGAAGGTAATTGTTGGTAAAAATTTAAAGTAACTTGAGCAACACCCGTAGCTTTTGGTTTATATCCAAACATATAAGCCAACTCAAAGATGTTATTGGTTTGACGAGCATATTGAATAAAATTTTCTTGAAATTGATTATCAAGATAAAAACTTAGAACATCACCAACATAAGCTGCTTGCTCCATAAATAACATCCCTGGGGATGCTGGGGAGAAGTCATTGTAAGTATTAGGGAAATAAGTCTTAGTATATTCAATTAATCGTTGTCTGAAATCATTGAAATCACGATTAATGTATTTGATGTCTCTGTTTACAGTCGCCATTATAATTCTATTTCTATATTATCAGTAATATTAGTATTTTTCACTGAGTAGGTTAAATTTATTTTTATAGTATTTTCGTCTTCAATAGAGGAGATTTCTAAAGATTTTACATCTACATTAGGGAAATAAAGAGTTATTTTATCTTTAACGTCTTGTAAAAGGAAATCTGTTTCTTGTTTAGTAATTTGTTCAAATATAAAAGCTCGTAGACCACCACCAAATGTTGGATTTAAATATCTTTCCCCAGGGTTAGTTAAGAAGAAATTTATCAAATTATTCTTTATAGCATCTTTAGTTAAATAATTTGATTGGAAAACAGCAGGAGCATTAAAAGGGATATTTACTCCTACTGCTTTACTAGCATTTAGATCAATTGGATATATTTGTTGAGGATCAAAAGCCATTATTTATTATTTAATAACCCCATGATTTGATTCATATCTACTTCTCCTACTCCTAAATTACCATTTATAGGGTCACTTACTTGTGGTCTAAAAGGTTGAACATCATTTGATGTGAAACTTAAAGCAGTTTCCCCTAAAATATCAGCATATTTTGATCTCAAATCAATATTTGGGGTAAATGCAGGTTGAGAAGGTTGGATAGGGTTTGTTGTTGAAGAATATGATTCCCTAACTACTGTTTTAGGTGTTTTAACTGCTTCTAAAAGAATATCCTTTAATTCTTCTTGGATTACTTCTCTAACAGCTTCTTTAATTATTTTTTTAAATTCTACACTTTTCATATAATTATAAATATTTGGTTAATCAGCTTTTAAATCATTTTGTTGAATATAAAATACAAGTTCATCAATCAATATTTGATCAATAGATGAGAATGACCATTCTCCTTTTAACATAACAACTCCTTTTTTATTTCTTGCTATAGCTCTTCTACGTTTTAAAGTTTGAGTAGTAATTTCAGTCTCAACACCCATTTCAAATCCATTAGCATTAGTTACAACTGGTGATAACTGGTTAGATTGCTGTTGGGTTAAAGCTGTTAGTTCTGCTGAAATTTGGTTTTGGTCTATATTTTCTCCTTGGGCACAGAATTGAGTTATAAGATCTAAGAAATTTAAAAATGAAAGAACTTGAGTTAATACTTCAACTAACAATCCTAATATAGTAGATAAAGCCCCACTTCCTTGTTTTAATTTTCCTATATTATTATTCAAGAATGTTTTAACATCTTGTACCGTGTTAATTACAGAAATAGGAATACCTACACCACCTATAGCAGTTGGGGTAGGTAGTACTTTTAATACTTGAAAAACAGTATCTATCGTTTGAATTGTAGTGTCAGTTACTTGAAGAGTTTGTGTTGTTCCATTAATTGTATTAAGTACTTTATTTAATTGGTTTACTAATTTATTTTTTAAAGCTATAATTTTTACTAAAGCATCTTGAAACGGACATACTATTTGTTGTTTAATATTATCGGTTAATTGTCCTCCATTAGCTTCAACTTCTGCTATTAATTCTTGAATTTTAGCTAGCCCATATTGAGCTACCATGTTTAAAATTAAAGGTATAACTAATTTTTTTAGTTCACTTATACTTAAATTAAGTTGTTTTTGAATATGAAATTCAAAAGTTAAGTCTACAGTAGCGTATTTTTCTACTTCAGCATCTTTAAAAGTTAAAAGTTCAGTTATTTCTTGTATTAAATTTGATTCTAAAGGTTGAAGAGTAACAATTCCTAAATCAGCTTTAACATCTTTTGTAGATGTATAAGGTGTTAATTTAAGAGGAGCAAATTTATTTTTTGAAATATTTATTTCAAATTTTTTAGGATCTAATCCAGTATTTAAAACATCAGGTACTTTTACTTCAAACTCTCCTTTAGCATTAGTCCTTGAAGGTTTTTTAAGTGGGCTTATTACTCTAGCTCCTTTTATAGGTTCGTTTGTAGTAGAATCTACTATAACACCTTTTACTGGTTTTAATTTAAGTTTTTTAGGTAGTTCTGGTAATTGGGGAGGAGTTTCACTTCCTGAAATTGGTATATTTGGGAGAGATAAATCTGCTATGTTAAGACCTAATACACTAAGAATAGTAGCAATATCTATATCTATGGGGTTAGTATTTTTATCTGTTACACCCAACTCATCTAATGATGGGTAAAATTGTTGAGTAATTGTACTAAAGAAACCAAGCGTTTGGGCTTTAAATTTTAATTCTGCTTCAATTCCTTTCTTTGGTTTTCCTGTATAATCTATCCCATCAATAAAAGCCACATAATCTGAAGCGTATGTTATCTGTTCTATTAATTCTTTATTATAGTATACTTCAGCTACCCAGAGCCCATCAGATTTTTTAATATCAAATTTATATGGACCCATTATTGAACTTTTGTAGTTTTAGATTTAAGACTATTATCATTTAATTGAGAAACAATATCTCCTAGTACTATTAAAACATTACCTGCTACAGCATTATACCCGGTTTGTAAAGCTCCTCCAGGCCAATTTTTTTCAACTTCTAATATTGTAGCTAAATCCTTAACTGCTTTAGTTAATTGTTTTAATAGCTCAATTGTAGTATCACCTTTTAAGACAGGTTCCGTAGCATTTTTAGATCCTAATTTTATATCATTTGAACTAACATAAAAGGATTTTGAATCCATATTTACACTACCATTAGTAGACATTCCTATAGATTGTTGAGAACTTAATAAAATACTATCTGTTTTAGCATTAATAACAACTCTATTAGAATTTAATACTATTTGAGGTTGAGTGAATAAACTAGGTGTTACTGGAGGTGTAGTGTATGAATTATATAATTCACTAGCTACTTTAAAATCTTTTAAACGTTGGAATGAAGTTAGATAAATTGATGATAAGTCATTTCTTATATCTTCAGTAACCGGTAGCCATCCTTCAGATGAAGCCCTTGGAGATTGGCCGTTTCTAATAATCATAATAGGGTCACCATTACTACCATTATCAGACCAATTATTTTTATATATACTTTTAGATTTAGCAGTATTACCTATTCTAATACTGTTTCCAAATCTTCCTTCATATATAGTATCTCCAGCAAATGGTAATAAAGGATGTATATTAGATTTTTCAACAAAAGTATCTTGACTAGGACTTAAAGGACTATTTAAATTAATTGTTATTTCTTCATCTTGAACTCTTTTTTCAAAACCGGCTGATACTTGATCGTATGATAAGTTTTGAGATGGGGCTTGTTGGGTGTATAAAGATGATGGGAGAGCATTATGGTGTGGGTGCCTCCAAGTATTTATAGAATTTAAATAATAATATTCATTTTTTTCTCCCCCTTTTGATATAACAGGGGCAGGTAATTGAAAACAAACTACTACTTCATTTATTAAAGGAAATGATTTTATATTAGGAAATAAAGGTTTAGCAATTTTAGTAGTGCCTGAATTTCCTTTTTCTATAAGGATAAAAAATATAGTTCCTAAAGAGTCCCATTCTCCTAATCTAGGGAATTGAGGGTGGTTTTCATCTAATATGATATCTGTGACTCTACCAGCTACATAAGCTAGATTTTTAGGTACTACACTTTTATTATTAGTAGGTTGGAGATTTTGTATAGCCCCGGTAAGTCCTAATCTATTAATCATCTTTAGAAGAATTAAAGTTTTTGACTTCAGCTAATAATTGAGCTTTTTCTTCTTCAGTCATTCCAAAATTACTATCATCAGAAGTTTCAGAGTTTAAAGCTCTTTGAACAATAGTAGCCATTTTAATAAGCTGCTCATCATTTTTAATACCTAACTCCATGTATTCCTTAATTAAAGGAACTATTAATGTAGCATCACCTATATCATTAATAAGTGGTTTAAGCTCACTTATAAGAGCAGATATTTGTTCTTCTTTCTTTTTTTGGTTTTGATATATCTCTTGAAATATATCTGAAAGTTTTTTCTTTCCGAATATGTTTTTGTCTAAACTACCCATAGGATATTTTGTTATAAATATTAAGTGGTAGTTTTTTTAAAAATCAATATAGTCATTTTCTAAATAGAAAACATAATGCTCCTTAAATATTTTTTGAAGTACCGTTACAATTTTAGTTATTTTAGGAGTTTTAACATCTATCATCTCATGTATGTAGATATAAAGAGCTTTTTTATTAAATAAATCTATATTATCTCTTTTTCTAAAAATTTCTAACACAGCATCAGCTATCTGAGCATCATTTCCTTTAGGGAATATTTTATAAAGATTAAGCGATACATGATCTACATATGAATCTATAAAACTAGATAATCTATCTTTTTGAGGATTACTTTCAAGGACATAAGAATGTTTTTCATCATGAATTATATCCTCTACAGGGGACGAAGATATTTTTTTATTATAATTCTTATCATTATAAAGAATCAACCAACGTTTAACTATAGTACCAAAATATGAATACGCTTTGGCTCCATTGTGTGGGTTAAAAAGATGAATTTTAGAGAGCAAGAAGATAATAATCTCATGTTGAAGATGCTCCAAATTTTCTACTTCAGTATGATAGAACTTAAATGTATGAATTATATTTTGAGTTAATTTGAAGAAAGCATAATGTATTTCTTCCTCATATATCTTATTTCGCTCTATCACATCAGAAGTGCTATTGTATCTAACAATAGCATCTTCCGTTTCTTGAGTAAAATATCTTCTTTTTTCTCGTTTTTTTTTCATTCTTGCTTTATTCGAATTACTTTGAATTCATTTAATATATCTTGTATTTGTTGGACTGATTTGAAAAAGAAGCCTATCTCATCATCGGATTTAAAAGTTCCTTTATTATCAATTTCTTTAAGTTTTTGATCTGATGCTTCTACTACTCTAGATAGTCTATCTAAGTATGCGAGGTATTCCATTAAAACATCTTCTGCTTTTTCTTGTTTCCTCAAAAGGTTAAAAGTTGAAAACCCTAGAATTACAACTAATACCGACAATATACATATTACAACTACTAACATAATTACAAACTATTTAACATATTTTTTAAACTATCACTCTTAATTGAACTTAACGCTTTGGTTTTAGTTGGAGTTTTCTTTGGAGTGTCTTGTTGTGTCCCCAATGTAAAATTTCCTTTTTTACTATCCACGGATTTCTTACCTTCTTTTAACTTAGGTAGCCATTCACGTTCAAACTCAATACGTGACGCCATTAAATCGGCTTGATGTAGAATATAAGGTAAACTAGTTCTTGGTTTTTGTCCTGGGGTAAATGAGATAAAGTATTTTTTATTAGCTTCATCATACAAGCCATCATGAGTTTGGATAGCAATCATCTCATTAAATGTATATTGAATACCATGAGATTGAAGTAAATATAAGCCTCTATCTGGTACTGAAGCAAATGGTACGCGCTCATTAAACATATAATCCTCTCCTAGTTTATCTCGGCGCCATTGATCTGTTTGAGGTAAATATGACTCTTCATCTTCTGAGCCTAGTTTACCTAAATCATGATTTAAAGCTGAGAATACTAATTCTTCAAGAGTAAAAGTAGATGTATCGCATCCTTCTTCATCCCATAATTCAGCTTGCTTAATAGCACATCTAATAACTCGTAAAACATGTTCTACATACCCTCCAGGGAAAGCATTATGATACTCTTTTTTATGTGATGCAGGCATCAACATTAAACGATCAGAATACTGTTCATAAAATTCTAATAATTTTTCTTTACGAGGAGATGAAATATGCTTATCAATGTAAGACATCAAGTCACCCCAATTTGCTTGGATTTGTTCTGCTGTTAGATTCATAACTTATTTGGTTTTTGATTAATTTTCTCTTTCAACAATATTTTGAAGATCATCTAATAACTCATGAAGTTGTTTCATAGCATCAGAAATTTCTTCTTTTGTTCCGGTGCCCATAGTCTGTCTTAAAACTCTAAGGCGTGCTTGTAAGGATTGAATCCTTCTCAAAGCTAATTCTTTATTTCTCATATGATTATTTATTATAACAGGGATGTTCATTACCCCACTTTCTACTAACTGTCTTTCTTTCTGTCTATTTTATGTCTTACTACTTGTCTTTCTTTTAACCCGTATAGCCAACATACGTAACTTAATCTTCAATAGCCAAGCAATTTTGAACAAAATCTTGAATCTTTTTTAAAAAGGCGCACTTTTCATATTCTTCTTGTTCTTCAAAATAATGCATACATAATTTAACAGCGGTTAAAAGGTTTTCATTAGACGCTATTTCTAAATCTTTTACCCATTGTCCATCATTCCAATCTACCTGGCTAATCCAAAACCATGCTCTATTATACATCATAAACTCTCCAGCTAAATCAACTTGGATCATATCTAGGCTTTCATCAGCTTGGCTAAAGAAGTTTATAATAGACTTTTTAAAAAGTAAACCATTAAGGATAAGTCTTTCAAAAACCTTAATTTTATAAATAGGGCTTTCTTTAAAACTCTCTAAGTTCTTACTAAGCACCTCACCATCATCATCAGAGGTGGGGTTAAAGTAGTTAAAAAATTTATTTAAATCCATTATATTAAAATTAGTTTAAAGAACTTAATCTATATCTTATTTACTTGATTTCGCCATAAAATAGCCTATAACCCTAATCTAAATCCTAATATCCGTATATACGACCTAGTATGTGTAGGTTTGTTGATAAATATTATAAGTACCTTTGTCCCAACAATGTAATGGCTGTTTTGGCTTCCTCCACGGATATTTGAAAAAACTCTCTATCGTTATTTATCCTATAACCTTTTAAATACCTATGAAGCTCAATTTCTAAAGCGTGTGCATTAAAGCATCTAAACGCATATACAACACTAAACTCCAAAGGCACGCCAGTTGATCGAGAAATTTGTTTAGCACGTTTATCCGGCGTCTTATCAGTAAATCCTATTTTAACCAAATTAGGCATAGTCTTATTTGTCAAAATGTAGATCCATGAGTCACCTTCACCTTCCCTATTTTGATACAGATCTTTTTTTCTAGCTGTATAATAAGTTACGTTATCCCATTCTGGGTCTTCTTCATTTGGTGTTAGGGTAAAGAATGCTGGTTCTGATCCTGTGAAGTCTTCTGATACTGGGATATAATTGTGTGCTTCGGATTCACTAATACGTTTCATACTAGTTTGGGTATTTTTCATAATACTCCTCTTCCGTCATATAAATTGCTTCGTTAACTCGTTTTGTAAGTTCCTTAATGCTACGTTTTCTAGCGTTGACAAAAGTTAGAAACAAACTAGCTGAAATTATTAAGAATGAAATGATGTCCATGTCTACAATTTCCATTACGGCTAGTATTGATTCTACTACACCTGTAAACATTAATGTGATGATTACGAAATCAATTACTCGGATTTCTTTTTCTAGTTGCTGTGCTTTTTCCTTGTTACTCATGACCTTTATTTTTTAATTATTAATTTCTTTGAATATATGAAACTAATTTAGTATATACAAATATACTTGGTCAAAAGGTGAAATTTTTTTAAAGATCTCTTTTTGTGGGTTTTTGGGTTTTATCCATTTTTGCAATTTTGGAATCATGGGGTATATTCTTTGGGTGGTATATAATTATATATTTATCGATGGGTAAAAGTTGTTTTCGCTCTATAAATCCATCACATTCCTTCCCGTATACCCATACCCCGTACATTGACCGTAACGCGTACGGGGGATATACATACCTAGTACGTACCATATATGTACCATATACCGTATGCGGTGAGACTACGGAAGTGGGTCCTTGCGGACCCACCTTTATTAGAAGCGCTAAACTACCATCTCGTCACTTGGTCATCATTGTTTTTGGTTGTCATGTATTCCGCATACGGGTCTTCACAGTTCTCAATCGCTCTAACTATGTCACTTTTCAAATACGCAGCGTCCATCACGCTTAACTTACTTGTGTCGTAACCCATCGCCTTCAAGAAATCCATTACTGCGATGAACTGATCCATTACGTTCACATCTACACCATCAAGTTTTTTCAAATTTTTCATAACCGCTATTTTTAATTATACTTTAATATACGTAATTCAATTTCAGAGTCTGTATCCCAACATATAATTGCCAATGTAACTATCTAAACTTGTTCCGCGGCAAATGTCATACCCTGTTTCCGCCTTGTCGTTATCACGTTTCGCATACTCTTCTAACGCGGTGTACACTTCAGGTATCAATATTTTCTTCCACCCTGACAACTGTTCTGCTTGGATTCTCATTCCGTCCACTACTGTAAAAACTTTTCTTTCCATAACCGTTTCTTTAAATATACTTTAATATACGTAACTGTCTTTAGTCATTAGTGTCCTTAGCTAACTCTTCAAACTGTAATATCAACAACGGAACCAATCCGATTAAACCCCAATCGTTCCCGAACGCCAATAATATCGTTCCAAATACTCCTACTGTAATACCAAATGTTCTCATAACCGTTTCTTTAAATATACTGAAATATACGTAATGTCATTTGCGACTTATACTCCCGTCTTTGCTCTCAATATGTCATCTAACATGTCGATTAGGTCTCCTAGGTAGCCATTACGAGCTAAGTCATCTAAATCGTATGTCTGGTCTTCATAATACCCACCACAACAATCACATCCGAAATCAATATACTCACCTAACACTACTGTTCCGTTTTCGAAATCGAAACCTCGCAACTCCAATTTACCCACTTTGTCAAGTCGATCACACCATAACTCCATTTCGAAATCGATGTCTTTAATTTTTCCGAATTGTGTAAACGTGTTACACGCGTCCATAAACTCTCTTGCTGTCATAACCTTCAATTTAGAATATACAATAAAGCAAATTTAACACCTACTACTCCCACTGCCAATAATAAACATACTAAAACTTCCATAACCGTTATTTTTAATTATACTTTAATATACGTAACAATGTTTGGTGTTATTACTCCTTTATAACGTGTTTAATATACTCTCCCTCATCGAACCAATAAAACGCTAGTCGTCCGTCTTCAAGTCGTAACGTTATCACCGCTTGGTCTAAATTGCCATCCATACTCAAAATGTCGGCTCCGTGTTTCTGTAAAAATGTTTGCGTTCTCATGTACCCCGAAAGCCCGATTACTCGGGCTCACAAGGTGTATATTTAAGATAACCGGTTATGAAGCGGTGTCGTTAATTACTACTTTTGGTCTTCCAAGTGGCATCACACCACCATTAGCGGCTTTCTTGGCTTCCATTTCCGCCAATCGTTTCTGGCGCGCACTTTCCCCATTCACCGGGCGACCTTTTTTCAACTCACCATTTGCTCGTTTCGTCTCTAACTCCACTAACCGCATTTGGCGGGCACTGTCTGCCTTAATTGGTCGACCCTTTTTCAACTCACCATTCGCTCGTTTCTCAGCCAACTCGGCAATTCGTATTTGGCGGGCACTATCTGCCTTAACTGGTCGGCCTCGTTTCCCTGTTGTCTCTGGCTTGGCCATGTTTGCCAACATCTCTTCCAATACTACGCTCTTCATTGTATGAGCTCCTTTAATTCCTGCTGCAATCGCTGTTGCTACTAATTCATTTCTTTTCATAACTGTTATTTTTAATTATACTTTAATATACGTAACTGATTTAACTTAACTTACTCCCCACTTAAACTGATGTAATTAAATTGGTTGTAATCCATCTCACCAATAATCATAGATGCTACTACCGTTACTAATCCTACTACCGCAATGGTTCCCATTGCTCCTAATACTAATGTTTCAATCCAATTTTTCATAACCTTTTTTTATTTAATATACGTAACCAATCTAACTAAACTTACTCCTCATTATATTCAGAGTACCATTCAATCTTTTCCCAGCTAATTAGTCCATCAAAATTCTCCATAACCTTTATCTTTAAATATAATTAAATATAAGTAATTTACTTTAATTCATTTACTCCTTACTTAACCATTTTAACCCATTAACATCTTTAACTTCAATAATCTCATACTCATTTTTATCCCTATCACACAATTCTTCAAACTCAATCTCACCCACCTCATAACCTAAACTCTCAATCAATTCTTCCTTACTATTACTAATAAAACTAAAATTTAAACAATAATCAATCACTAAATACTTCATAACTTTATCTTTTTAATTTATATAAATATAAGTAACAAAAATGGGGGCTCTTACACCCCCACTAATTAAATATAATCATATTCATCATTCCAATTACACTCAATAAATCCTATCTCACTCAAATCATCTATATAATTATAACAAAAATCTAAATAATCTTTATAAATTATATCCTCACCCACCTTAAACTCATTTAAAAAGTTATTTAACATCTCATCATCCTCATAAGATTCAATCACTTCTTTAACATAGTCATAATCTCTAGTCTTAAATTTAATTTTTCCCATAATCTTTATTTTTTAATTTATATAAATATAAGTAATAAAATTAAATAATTATGTTCCTGTTAATTAAATGTTACCATCCTGTGAGCTAATAAAGCCAACTCCGTGTCATTAAAGGGCTCTTCTCCCTCGTTAATATATTTTCTCAATTGGTAGGCCACTATGGCCTTTATATCCTGGCCTGATATCTCCCCTTCATTAGCCCTCTTCATGGCCAGTTTGAACCTGTTTATTACTTTAATCTCATTCATAACCTTTATCTTTTTAATTTATCTTAATATACGTAATTTGTTGGGGCTATTTTATTCCTAGCCCCTCATATTTCAATAAACTATTTGCAATATACCTATGTACGGCATTTATATTTTTGAATTGGGACACATTATCAACAATTATTTTCTTGTCTGTGTCCTTAATATTTTTAGTTTCAATAAAACTTAGAATTACTCCTTTTGCCTCATTCAAATCTCTAATCTGGAATACTTGTGGTGCCACCTCTTCCAATACGCTTTTAATTTTGATCTTCATAACTTTATCTTTTTAATTTATTTAAATATATGTAACTAAATTAGGGGGTCTTATTCCCCCTAAATCCAATCCATACTATATCCCATTTCAACTAACTTATCCATAATATACTCTGGTAATTCAAATACACCATCATAATCTCTTAGGTAAGTTGTGTCTCCTTCCTTATCAAACCATAGGCCTCCTTCGGCATAAACCCTTTCACCCCCTGTTTCAACATCATACAATTCAAACCAACCGTAGCCTTCATTCTTGATTCCTACTGTCACTTCTAATTCTGTTCCTCGTGGTGATACCACCTTAAATGTTTCTTCTTTCATAACCTTTTTTTCTTTTAATATACGTAACTATTTCTAATGATTTTACTCCCTAAAAATCACTTTTCATTAGTTCCTCTATCTTTTCTTTTAATTCTCCTAGTAATTCAGATGTTAGCTTTTCCTCATCAGCTAGTCCATTGTTCATTACATTAACTAATTCCTGTAGTACTAGTTGCTTTTCTTCCTTTAAACTCATATCTCTTTTTTTCTTAAATATATGTAATTAAAATAGGGGCTTTTACACCCCTATTATTTTATTTTTATTCTTCACTTTTAATCATTTTTGGTCTCCCTAACTTAAAAGTTCCATTTAATTTTCTTTCTTCTATTTCCTTCAACCTCATCTGTCTTTTACTCTCTCCATTAACAGGTCTTCCTTTCTTTAACTCCCCATTACTTCTCTTCTCTTCTAATTCTTTTAGCCTTACCTGTCTAACACTATCTTCTTTAATGGGTCTTCCTTTTTTAATCTCCCCATTCTTTCTTCTTTCTTCTAATTCCTTTAGTCTTAATTGTCTTACACTTTCAGGATTAACTGGGCGTCCCAATTGTTTTACTTCAATAATCTCTACTTTTTTCATAACACTTATCTTTTTAATTTACTTAAATATACGTAACAAATTTAACTTAAAACATTCCCCCGTCAATAATAAATACTTTAGTCTTTTTATTATCATCTTCACTCAGGTATACTTTTTCAGTTCCTATGTACTCAACATCATTATAGTAAATATAATTTGTTGGGTCGGTTCCTTGAACAATCACTTCTAGATCTTTGTCCTTAACCTTTTCTAATTTTTTAATTAACTCCTTTACTGTCATAACCTTTTATATTTTTAATTATGTTGAAATATACGTAACAATTTCTAATAATTTTATTCCTCACTATCTATCATTTCTTTTAATTCTAGGAAAAAATCATAGGCATCTGTTTTTCCTCCTATATGGAACTCATCCAATTCATTCATGGTGTATTCCTCATCATAAGTCTTCCAATCATAAACTGTAAATATCTCTCCATTATACTCTACAATCCATTCCTTCTGAACCTTATCATCTCCTGATGCTTCTGGGTGTGTTGGTTCCCCTAGTACCCTAACTAGGTCCTGGTAGGTACAGTTAATGTATCCTTTAAATCCAGACCCTGATGTCTTCCCTTTTAATTCATTTTCTTTTAATACTTTCATAACCTTTTTTCTTTTAATATACGTAACTCTTTTAATCTAAGCTTATCCCCTTATGTTTATCTTTACGGGTGTATTTCTTTTTTGATTCCATCGCCCTCGCAACAAATCTTCCATCAAAGTACCCCTGTTGTTTCTGTGATTCCCTTGTGGCTCCTATGTTCATTTTAATTGTCTCCTTTTTCATTTCTTTTATTTTTAATAAATATACGAAACAATTTTAATAATTTTTAGTCCCTTTTAATCATTCTCCCCCCTGTTCCCCCGTGGGGGTGTGGGGGTTGTATATACTTTCGTTCTCTACCCAAAGGGTCGTGTTCGCACCATGTAAGGGTCCGATACGACATTCCTCTATTCCACACTTATCATCTCCTGTTTTCCACCTACTCACAATCACTTCTAATCTCATTACCCCCTTATATTCCTGTTTGTCACCCATTGGTAAATATCCTTAATAAATTAAACGCGTATAAAACACTCAAATAACACTTATGATACATTTTATATTTTAATGGTGTTCTCATTTATATCACATTTATTTCATTTCTTATTTAATTATCTCCAAGGTATGTTTCATAAATTTCTAGTAATTCCTCTCCATCTACAATAAACGGATCTGTTTCCTCAAGAAATCCAAACTTACCATTGTCGGTCACTTCAAATTTATCCACTTCAAGTTGGAGAATATCAAATCCATTCTCAACTAATTCCTTAAATGCTGTTTTTACTTCCATAACTTTTTATTTTAATATACGTAAGTGATTTTTATTATTTTACTCCTCTATAATCTCATTCCACCCAATAACCTCTAATCACTAACATAACAATCAATACACTAATGAATACTCCTATAAACAATTCCATATCAAAACACTATAAAATCCTCTAAATACTCACCTGTTCCTTTTCCGTTCTTAGTTATTTCATAACTCGGATCCATTCCACTATACATTACACGATCAATTAACTCTTGTAATGAATTAAATTCTTCCTTAAAGTAACTACAATCTAAACTATACATAACTTTCTTATTTTTTATTTATACTGAAATATACGTTCTCTCTTTTATATCTCTTCTTCCTTTATGGTTTGTCTTGTAAATTCTATTGTTACAGAACTCTCATAAATCGTTTCTGTAGTTGTCTCACATGAATCTGCTTCCCGGTTCATGATCATTTCCATTGCTGTTTCTTCATCCTTAGCAATTATTTCATAAGTGTAAGTGACCATAGCAGGTACTTGTTCCTCAATTATATATCTTTTCATAATTTCTTTCTTTTAATCCTCAATTTTCACTCCTAATAGTTGACACATATGTTCTAAATCAATTTGGATGTCTCCTTTATTCCGTAACACTACTTTTAATGAATTAACCATTTGTACTACATTAGGATGATTTGAAGCCATTTCTGCTTTCTTAATGAACTTACTTAATTTTATTTTCATAACTTTTTTATTTGAATATATGAAACTAAATTTATATTTTTTATTCCCCTCTTTTTATGGTACTAATTATTTTTTAAAGTCATTACTTATCTCTCCTATGCTTATTACAACTAGCAATACTAATATAACACCCACTACTCCCATGTTAATCTTGTATTAGTTCTATTTCATCCTCAGTGTGCCAATTTGCGGTATTTTCTGTTCCAACGTGTGTTCGTCCTTCTACAAGTACTCTATAATCTAGTCTATCATTTTCATCTAAATCATATTCAACAATGGTTCCTACATCATCTACTTTATTGATTGATCCGTTTTCTGATGATACAATTTTTACTTTATCTCCTACTTTATATTTCATCTTTTTTTTATTTTAATATACGTTCTTTATTTTATATCTCTTAATCCTCACTTATTTCTACACCACCATTCCCTTTATCGATAAAGCTTACGGATCCATCTGCAAACTGTACTTCAATAATGTCCTCGTCCATAGTATCAATAATCTCAACATCGTTGAATACTTCCCCAGCGGTTATTTCTTCTTCCTCCATAATGGGATCCTCTTCTTCATCAAATCCTACACAAACTTCGATGCACTGGTCTTTTAAAAATTTAATTTTCATAATTTCTCTTTTTTATTTTAATATACGAAACTTATTTTTAATCTTTTATTCCTTTATCTACTTTTTACTTCTGATATAACTGATGTTCCTGAATTGATCATTGCTATGACTCCACCCCATTCATTCTCATCTGCTTCCCATTCAACATCATGTTTTGGATGTTTTATTTGGAAATTGGAATAAGCGAATCCGTTACAATGCATTTTGAAATCACCATCATCATTCTTCTTAAATGTCATGTAATGGATGTTATCACACATACATGATACTGTTGTAAACACTACCTCTCTAGCTCCTTCTTTAATAGTTAGTTTAGGTGGGTTTCTTCTTAATTCTACATACTTACTCATAACTTTTCTTTTTTATTTTAATATATGTAACAAATTTTACTAAGTTTATTCCCCAATTACTTTATCAATAAATTCTAATACTTCAGCTACCAGTTCTGGTTCATCAATATGGTGTCCATCTTTACTTCGTAGTGAATAATCAAGTACTTTTTTACTATCCCCATCAACTAATTCAACATAGATCATAACCCCTTCTGTTGGGTGTTGAATTTTGATTAGGCGTTCTACAACTGTGTTCTCTGAGCGTGTTAAAACTTCCATAACTTTTTTTTTATTTTAATATACGAAACTTATTTTAATTATTTTAATCCTCTACTTTAATGGCAAATAATACCTTTGCTTTGAGTCGGTTACCATCATTATCATTTCCTACTACAACTCCATCAATAATTGAAAATGCATGTCCCTTAACTATTATTAAATATCTTCCTTTAGGAAACCGTTCTAGAAATAAACGTAACGGTACATTAACTGGCTCACCACCTTTTTTCTGGTGTATATCTGATCCGGGGTATAATAGGTTTTCTTTATGTACTAATTTGTATTTGACTCCTAATATGTTATCTCTAGCTCTTAGTTTCAATGTGGTTCCAAATGTGCCCTTTCGTGGTTCCCGTCCAAATTCATTCGCTACAAACTTATGAGCAACATCATACTTCAATCCAAACGTTGATGCAACTGCTCTAACTACACAATCGTTACGTTCACCTTTGGCTATCGCACTCTCGTTATAGCCAATAATGTGGTCTGCCGATTTAATACTTTTCATAACCTTTTTTATTTGAATATACGAAACAAATTTTATTGATGGCTATCCCTTCTTAACTAATTTTTTATGTAGCCGTTTTAATTTGGCTTTTAAACGTTTAACTTCTAATCGTCTTAAGTATGGGCCATGGTTGTAAGTGCTTCCTTCCCAAGCCATGGTCCATACTGTTTTGTCTGTTTGAAGAAACTCAATTCGCTTTTGAATCTGCTCTATTGATTGTTCTGTTGTTACCATTTTACAGAATATTTATCAAGTATTTCTTTTGAATATAGGTGTGAATTGTCATTATATGATACAACATCCTCCCACCAACGGATACCTACTTGTAATCGTGGTATTGCAAATGAAGTAATATCATCATCATGAACATAAAATAACAAATCAGTTCTACCACCTGTGTCTTTTATTTCATTTCCATTCTTATCCAAATCAGGATTGGTAATTACTTCCTGTTCAAATTGGATCCTAGTGTTAAATTCTTGTTGGAAAAAATTAACTAGTTCCTGTGGTTTGCTGTCTCCTAATGTTGTTGCAGGCCAAACACATAATTGATTAAATTTACTCATAACTTTTCTTTTTTTAATTTACTTTAATATACGAAACTAATCTTCATCTCCATCATCCTCTTCATCTAACCTATCAATGTACTGTTGAATACCCATATTGTAAGTACCCTCAGCATCAACCCAGCTGCGTAGATGTCCTATAATATAAGCGTCAGCATGTCCTTTCATTGATGTTCCTCTCAACGCTGTTTCAATGTTTCTAATCGCTGTGTTTAATTGTTCCATTGCCTCATATAGCAATTGTTCTCTGTCTCTTTTTTCCATAACTTTTTTATTTGAATATACGAAAGGCTCTCTAATGAGAGCCTTCCTTTATTAAACTTTATTTTATTTATTCTGCTTCTCTTTGAGCTTCAATAAACCCATCTACTTGTTCTGTTGAGTTCTCATTGTATGTCTCTACTTGTAGATCTTCCTCTTCTGGTTCTTCAATTATATACTCACTCAGTACAGCCCCTACATGTTCCATTATTTCATAAACATTCACATCCACACTACGCAACTCAATCCGATTATCATAAGTCAATTCAAGCTCAGCGCTATCCAAATCAATCAGATCCTCACTATTATGATCTAATACCCTTTCAATTCTGTTTGCTACCTCATCAGCTAATGCTTGGGTAATTCCTATTTTTGCTTCTGATTCAATTTGTTCAATCAGTACAATCACTTTGTCAATATCAACCTGTGATGATAATGTTTTTGCTGCTTCTAGCTGCTTAATCAATTCTACTTTTTTCATAACTTTTCTTTTTTTAATTTAATTGAATATACGTAATTTACTTTGTTAAAAATATTCCTCTTACATTTTATTTATAAACTCATCACGAACCAAAGCGGCCGTTTCAAATTCCTCAGTCTCAATTAGGAACATCATAAAATTAGTAATGAATGATTTTATGTCACCCTCAAATTCTGTTTCCAATATGAAATGCATTTTTAACTTTTCAGGAAAATCAGCTGAGCATTGTCTGATTATTGGGTGCATGTTGACTGCTTCAGCAATCACTTGTTCGATGTTAAACTCATTTACTTCCATAACCTTTATTTTTTAATTTACTTTAATATACGAAATTTATTTTAAGCTTCTTCATCCTTTTCATCAAAATATTCTAATTGGGCAAGGACTTCTTTTAACTCCCTTAGAGCAAACTCAATTGTATGAATAGAACGGTTTTTCATTTCAGTAGAGATAGACTCATTCTCCATAGTATTTTTAATACCATTCTCGAACCCTTTAATTTTTCCTGTTAGTGTCGCTCTAACACTTTCTAGTTGAATGTTGTACTTTTTCATAACCTTTTTTTTTATTTAATATACGAAACCTATTTTAATAATCTTCATCCTCATCATACTCATAACCATTATATTCATCATACAACTCTTGTGTAATGATTTCTTCTAATGTTGCCCAGTTGTTATCTATATGTTTTTCTATTATATCATTCTGTTTATCTGTGAATTGTGTTTTATCCCATTTCAATTCATCTAAGACTAAATAATTAGTACCAGCATCATAATAAGATGAACCCCAAAATTCATATGAACCAATACCATCATTTTCAGGATGTAGTTCACAATCAAATTCTATTTCTAGATACTCCTCACCACATTCAATTTCATGATGGAATGTTGATGTTACTGTGTTTTTCTTCATAACTTTTTTTATTTAAATATACGAAATCAATCTTATGAATTTTATTCCCTTAATCAATAAACCCAATTTTCTAATTTATTCTTTAAATCCTCAGGTGTTTTGAATGAAAACTTTCTACCAACTTTACCACTACCACAAAATTTCCCGATCAAACCAAAAGCCATAATTGTAGTTGGTTTCATTCCTCTTAATGCCGCTACACGGTTTGGTTTAGTTTCATCCAAATATATGTGAAAACTATTACCATTTGATGCCTTATATTGCACTAGTGTGTAATCATTGAATGGATATGAATTTTCAAATCCATTTTTGATTAGTTGCTCTTTAACTTCTTTTAAACTTTTCATAACCTTTTTTTCTTTTAATATACGAAACTAATCTTCATCATCTTCTTCCCTTGTAAATCTTTTCACTGAAAGTTCAAAATCTAAAATATCTAGTTCCTCTTTTAGACGTTCTAAAAATGATTCATTCCCATCATCACCGGCTAACAACCAATCCATACGTTGAGCATATATTTCTGCTTTGCGGAGTATTTCATAGCCTCTTTTGAACTCAGTCATAACCTCATCTGGGAGTGTGTAATGGTTTAAATCTTCAGGATATTTTTTATACCAATCATCATTACGCCATGATTCTTCTTTTAATTCACGTTCTGTTTTAGGCGCTCCACTTAAAGCTATTTCATGTTCAACACGGTCAGCTATTTCTCTAATACGTCGTTGGTTGTAATCAAATGTTCCTCCACTCATAATTTTTAATCTATAGTTATTGATTCAAGTCCAAATAATTCATTCAATACTGTTTCTTCCATTCCTTCAAATCCTGTATCATCCATTGCTTCTATTACTTCTATAATACTTGTAGCTGATTTTACTTTTGATATAGCATTTTTACACGCGTTAAAATTGAGTCGAATACTTTGAATGATGTCCTCAATTTCATCAACTGTTTTATCTTTATCTCTATTTACTACTATTCCAATGTCTTGAAACATCTCATTAGTGAAACTATCAACATGTTCTTCTAACATAGTAATTACTCGCTGTTTTCCTTCTTCGAAATTAAATCTTAAATTTTTCATAACTCTTATTTTTATTTTAATATACGAAACTATTTTTAGAGAACCTCTTCCTTTATTTTTTCAAATTGATATTCAAAATAACCACCATTGTCTTGACTGCCTGATAGATCATCTCTGATCCATTCTACTTTGACATATTCTTCATCTCCGGCTCCAACATAGTATCCTTGAAATACAGCTGTTGCTCCTTCTTGGGCTTCATAGTTTTCAGCTCCTTTGAATTCTAAAATGTCCCCTTCTTTAAATTTCATAGTCTTTTCTTTTTTAATAGGCATGTCTCCATCTGATAACTGTGGGTCGTCCCATGATGTATCTCTTTTAGTCATATTATTTTAGTGTGACTGCGATTATAGCTACAATTACAGCTACAATAGCCGCAATTGCTACTATTGCTATAACTAACGCTAATGGAATCCATAACGGGCTTGTTACCCACCACCATGACCAATTTGCTACTGGTCCTATTTCTGCTAATTTAAGGGTTAAGAATATCAGAAACAATACTGTTCCAATACCAATTCCGCTTGTTGTTGTTTTTTTATCACTCATTATATCACTTTTAATTTATTTTAATATACGAAACTAATTTTATTATTCAAAATCCCTTATTGCTATTACTTTAGGGAATCGTGGAACGCCATCTGTGGTTAATTCAAAGTATTTAACAGTTGCTTTTTTACCTATTAAATCACCTCGTTTAAATAACATTTCTAAATACTCATGGTCTCCATTCACTGCTGAATCAAATCCATCAAATACTAGTTTGCCTATTTTACCTGTTAGTTTTCCTTTACCTTCAACTACGCCTTTAATTTCAAACTCATCATCCATGAATGATTTATGTTTAAGTAAGTGTTTTGAACGCTTATTCTCATACTCACTACTTAACACTCTAACCATTTGACCTTCATACCCATCAGCCATATAAACACGATACATATCCATTAAATCTTCTTCATTATGTATAATAGTTGTATCAACTACAATACAGCATCCAGGTAAATCTAAATCATTTATAGCAAAACTTCGTTCATGGAATTGACCTGTATGTGATGGCAAGTCATAGATCCAATATTGGATGTATTGTTTGCTTTCAATTATATCATTCGGAGTTGGTTTTGTTTTTCTAACACACGAGATAATCTTATTAAAATCAACCCCATCACTCTTATGAGCATACAACTCACCATCAAATACTAAATCAGGATATTTTTCAAATAGTGGTTTTAATGCTTCATGAATGTGGGGGGCAGATATAAGTTCTTTCCCGTTGCGACTTCTCATTCCATCAATATCAATAATACATCTTACACCATCTAATTTAGGTTGAGTTGCTACTGGATATTTGATTTTGTCTTTATAGTCATTGTAATCATGAGCCAACATTGGTTTGAAGAATATAGGTTTATCAATGTCATTGATGTCTTCAAATGCTCCTAAATCCATTTTCTTTTTATGTAACGCTTTAGCTTGTTTTATGGCTTGTTCTTCTGCTGTACAATATGATTTAGCATCACATACAGTCCATTCAGATATAACTTTTTGACCATCAGTGAACCCTGACATTGTTCTGAATTTATTTGTTTCAGTTTCAATTGTCCATTCACTGATTTTTCCTGTTGTGGAACGTTTATATAATGTTTTAAATATCATAACTCTTATTTTTATTTAATATATGAAATTATCTTTTAATACCTAATTCCTCTAATGTTTTTGGAGTATAATCAACCCGCTCACATGAAACACAAATGTAACGTTCATCTATTAATTGAGTTATTTTGTATGTACCAAGGTGATAAACATCTCTCATTACTTGTTTGTCATGGATGTGACCATGAATGTTATAGTTGAAACGATAATCAAGTTCCATTGGATGAATTGGACAATGTGTTAACATAACACCTTTGTATTGTATCATACCAGCTACACTTTCAACATATTCAAGTAATTTTTTAACGTCTTGTCGTCGGTCATGATTACCTAATACAACATGTTTTATACCATTTAAACGATCAAGCAATGGGTATGGAGCTGATTTCTCCATTGTCACATCACCTAAAATATATGTAACGTCTCGTTTTGAAACAACACTATTATATTTTTCAATAATATATTCATCATGTTCTTCTACTGTTGAGAAGCCCCGATGTAAAGCCATGTTAATATGACCTAAATGTAAGTCTGCTATAAATCGTACTATTGCCATCTTATTTTAAGTATTTAACTCTTCTAGTTTTAATTTCATCTTTATTATGTCCATCTCTAGTAAGTTGAACTATGAGTTGCCGTTTTGAATGATATGCTACATTGTGAAAAGCAATTCCACCTTCAATATAAATATCATAACCAATATTAGTCCAACTTTCATCATAATAATAACCCATGAACATAGTTCCATAATTTCTTCCAGCCATAATTTTCTTTTTAATTTATTTTAATATACGAAACTTATTTTAATAAATTTATTCCCCTATTTTTTCTTTAATGTCACCAATTGTGAATATACCTTGTGGTGAATTATCCATTGCTTCTACTTCTGTATCATCAGGTAACAATTCAGCAATTTCATTAGTAAAATAAACACTTACTTTTCCGTTTCCCACTCCTACACGTCGTGCTATAGGTTCTATTTCTCCTGTTGATGGTATTTTAACTCCAAATGTTGTACTCATAACTCTTATTTTTTAATTGAAAAAGTCCCCTTCATCATCATTATTTCCACAGTCTCTTTCTCCACCTGCTTCACTTTCAAATCGGTCTTCAATTGAAAATCCTGCTGAGTCATATTTAGGACCATTATCAATTACAATTTCAACTTTAATTTCACCATCTACAAAACGACTAATTGTAAAGTATTCTACTTCAACTCCTACATGAATTGATTCTTCTAGTTGTTGCTTCAATTCATTTAATTGTTCTTCATTTTCTAAAGCACCACAAGCAAATCCTTTTGAACCATAACCACTAATTCGGTATGCGCCATATGGATTCTTTAGTTCTTTAATTTCCCAATCATCATCAGTCAATTCACTTAGTTTTTTATCCCGATTCTTAATTGTTGCTGAGTAGTGGTAGCCACAATGACTACAATTCACATACTCTTCTCCTGTCTTGTAATAAAAGTCATCATATGCTTCTTGATTACAATTTGGACATTCAATATCACTAATTACACTTCCCATAATTTTCTTTTTT